ATAACATTGAACGCTGCATGGGTGCAGTGCGCTTGGCGAAAGACCCGCAGCGCATTTACAATATGATGGTGTCAAAGCTGGCAGAGATTGCCGCGCTATCGCCAATCCGCAAGCCTATCTTCCTGTCCGAACAGATTGCTGGCCTTCAGGATGAATGGTCAAAGGGCAATATCAACGATTATCCGTTTTACCGGATTAACGCGATTGAGGCTGTTGACGGTTCAACGCAACCCGTCGGCCCTGTCGGATACCTTGAACCGCCTGACGTTCCCGCTGCGCTTGGTGCATTGATTGCACAGACCGGGCAGGACATGAACGAACTGCTAGGCATGAACCAAGGCGCAGAGCAGGTTGTGTCTAACATATCTGGCAAAGCGGTGGAGATGATCCAATCGCGCCTTGATATGCAGTCCTACATATTCATGTCGAACTTCGCCAAGGCTATGCGGCGGTGTGGTGAGATATGGCTGTCGATGGCCAAAGAGGTCTACGTTGAGGACGAGCGCCCCATGAAGTCCGTGGGCGAACAAGGCGACGTTTCTCGCGTTGAACTGGCCAAGCCTGTTATTGGCGACAATGGCGAGATAACCCTGCGCAATGATCTATCGAAGGCTGACTTCGACGTTGTGCCTGATGTTGGCCCGTCGTTTACCAGCCGACGCGATGCAACCGTGCGCATGTTGACGGGCTTGCTGCAAGTAACACAAGATCCAACTGATGCTAAAATCCTACAATCTTTGATCTTGATGAACGCTGAAGGCGAGGGCCTTAGCGACGTGAACCGCTACTATCGTAAACAGCTTGTCCAGATGGGCGTTATTGAGCCTAATGAGGAAGAGCAAGCGGCTATGGAAGAAGCGGCTAATCAGGAACAACAGCCAGACCCTAATGCAACGTACCTTGCCGCCGCTGCGGAGAAGGAAGCGGCACTAGCAGGCAAGGCGTTGGCAGACACTGAACTGACAATGGCCAAGGTTGACCAGACTAAAGCAGATACCGCCGAAACGATGGCGAAACTTGGAGCGCAGCTAGGAGGGCGCGAACTATGAACGAGACTGAACTGGTAGAAGCCGAAACACCCGTCGAAGACACACCTGAAGCCGTCGAGCCTGAAGGTCTGCTAGTCATCCAGATTGGCGATGAATCGCCAGAGGATGAGATAGACGAGGAGGAAGTCGCCAAGGCTCCGGCATGGGTGCAGGACTTGCGCAAGCGTGATCGTGAACGCGAACGCGAAAAGCGCGAACTGCAAAAGCGCGTCAAGGAACTAGAAGCCGCCAACACCGTCACGCAGCACAAGCCCAAGCTTGGCGCTAAGCCATCACTGGCAGACTTCGACTATGACGAGGACGCGCACGGCGCAGCCTTGGATAAGTGGTATGCTGACAAGGCCACGTTTGAAGCCTATGAAAGCAAGGCCAAGGATCAAGAACGCCAAGCGCAGCAATCATGGGAAGCTAAGGTTTCGTCCTATAACGAGGCCAAGACCAAACTTCCTGTCACTGACTTTGACGAGGCTGAAGCGTTAATCCAAGATACTTTCGACGCAACGCAACAGGCATTGCTGATTAAGGTTGCCAAGGACGCGCCAACGCTGGTCTATGCCTTGGGTAAGAACCCCAAGAAAGCCAATGAGCTTGCAGGGATCAAGGATTACACTGAATTTGTGGCTGAGGCTGTCCGATTGGAGATGAGCATGAAAGCAACCCGTAAGCCAGCCACAAGCCCAGAGCGCGCAGTATCCGTTCCCGCTACTGGCGGTGGTGTGTCGACTGACAACACGCTTGATAGGCTCCGTGATGAGGCTGCTAAGACTGGCGATTATTCCAAGGTGCTGGCTTACAAGAAGTCAAAGCAATGATGGCTTTGTGGATGATGGTCCTTGGTATTGGCCTCTTGGCGATTGCTTCTGAGGATCGATACTGGCGCTAGTTGCACAAGGGGCGGGTTCATGTTACAACCCGCCTCACAAGCCTTCGCGCGGCTATAAATGCGCAGTCCATGGGTTGCCGCCGTCCCTAATAGGCGAGTTCCGAACCGGGTTTAATCCCTTTTCCGTTCTCGCCATTAGAGGAGCATCCAAATGGCAAACAACTTCAATAAAGAGGAAAGAGTAGCGTTCGAAGACATCCTCGCTGGCTTCAATGACGCGCTTGTGATCTCTCGCAATGTCGCCAAATTCGGCACCAACGGCGAACTGATGGAACGTGCAAATGACACCATCTGGCGTCCAATGCCCTACATCCTCAACAGCCAGACCCGCACCGTCGGTTCTGCTGTCACTCCGCAAGATGTAACGCAGCTTTCGGTTCCGTCGCAGTTGACGGAAAAGAAGAACGTTTCTTGGAACATGAATGCCCTTGAACTGCGCGATGCACTTCAGGAAGGCCGTTTGGGTAAGGCTGCATATCAGCGCCTTGCAACGGACATCAACACCAAGGTTCGTGACGTTGCGTCGCTTCAAGGTTCGCTTGTCGTGCCAATCACTGGCGCTGCTGGTGATTATGATGACGTTGCGCTGGCTGAAAGCATGATGAACGAGCAGGGTATCCCTGAAGGTGACCGTTACCTTGCGCTGACCACGCGCGACTACAACGGCCTTGCAGGCAACCTTGCTGGTCGCCAGAACCTTGTCGCAAGCAAGACCATCAACGCTTACGAGCGTTCGTATGTCGGCATGATCGCAGGCTTCGATACCTACAAGATCGACGCAGGCAAGCGCATTGCAGCTGCTGGTGCAGGTGGTTCCATCACCGTCGCAACCAACGGTGCGCAGGTCCGCTACGTTCCCGACAATGTGGACGCCAACGGTAACAACGTCGATAACCGCTATCAGTCGGTTACGTTCTCTTCGACAACTGGCATGGTTGCAGGTGACTGCTTTACCATCGCTGGCATCGAAGCGGTGCACCAGATCACCAAGGAAAGCACGGGACAACTCAAGACGTTCCGCGTTATCTCGGTAACAAGCGGCACTGTAGCTGTCATTTCGCCCCCAATGATTGGTGCCAACTCGTCACCAACGGCTGCTGAAACGGCATACAAGAACATCAACGTTGCTTCCACTTCGGGAACGGCTGCGGTGAACTGGCTGAACGATAACGCCACTGGTGCAAACCCGTTCTGGCACAAGGACAGTATTGAACTGCTGCCCGGACGCTATGCGGTTCCAGATGGTCAAGGCGTGGACATCATGCGCGGCACGACCGATCAGGGCATCGAAGTTGTGATGGGCAAGAAGTTCGATAACTCGACCTTCACCAGCCTTTACACACTCGACGTTCTTTACGGGGTGGTTAACACCAATCCGCAGATGAACGGCGTGATTTTGTTCGGACAACCATAACGGTTGGGGTGGGGCGGCGTCTCCTAGCGTCGCCCCATTTACTAGGAGAGTAATGTGACCGACTTCCCAACAATGGTTTATCGCAGTCCCGGCTTTCATCGGGCTTCAGGCGGTAAAACCTTTGACTATCGCGGCATTGACGACGCGGGCGCACTTAGTGCTGCGCTGTCTGATGGCTGGCGATTGACTGTTGGGGAAGCTATCGCGGGCGTAAAGGCCCAAGCTGTGATTAAAGAGGTTGTCGAAGCGCAAGAGGCTATCGATGATGTATCGCCTGCCACCCGTGACGAACTGGAACAGAAGGCCAAGGAGCTTGGCATCGGCTTCAATTCACGCACAAGCGACACGGTGCTTGCACAGCGCATTGCGGAAGCGATCTAATGGGATACACCCGCCGAGACTTCGTTAATGGGGCGCTAGAGGAGATTGGCCTCGCGTCCTATGCTTATGATGCCACGGCGGAGGAATTAACCAGCGCCATGCGGCGCTTGGATGCCATGATGGCAGAGTGGAACGCTAAGGGTATTCGTATCGGTTACCCTATCCCTAGCGGACCTGCCACGGGCAGTTTGACCGATGAAACCAACGTGCCGGATAGCGCATGGGAAGCGATCACTTGCGCACTCGCGATCCGCATTGCGCCTAGCTACGGCAAGCAGGTCATGCCAGCGACGATGACCAACGCCAAGCGGGCTTACAACACGCTGTTAAACCTGCACGCTACACCTATCGAAATGCAGTTGCCAGAAATGCCAGCGGGCGCGGGCAATAAGCCTTGGCGTTACGATGGCTCGTATCTGCTTGGCCCTGAGAACCGCTTGCAGGCTGGCGACGATAGCCTTTTGGAGTTTTGAGCATGTCCACGATTAACCAACTATCGGCGGTTGATAGCCTAAGCGCAGGCGATAACGTGCCAGTGTTCGCGGCTTCGCAGGGTGACACGCGCCGGTTCTCGCTGACAACGCTTGTGACGTTTCTATCAAGCGCGTTTACGTCGTTCACTGTCACCAGCTACACGCGCGTAACGCCTGTGACCTTTGCCAATCTGCCAGCGGCAGCTACGGCGGGCAACGGTGCTAGGGCTATAATTAGTGACGCGACTGCGACCACATTTCATTCTGTCGCGGCTGGTGGTGGTGCAAATATGGTGCCGGTCTTTGTCGATAACGGCCAATGGAGGATCGGTTAATGAGAAACGCTTTTTCACCCGCTTGGGGTTCAACCTCAAACATCACCAACGCAACCAGTGCAACGGCTGCGCTTGTCATCCCCAAGAACTGCGATGCAATCGTGCTGACAAACACCAGCGCAACGGCCCGCGTTCATGTGGCATTGACGACGTTCGGGAACGAAAGCACGGTTCCAACGGGTACGGCTCCGACGACGAGCAATGGCCTGCCCATCCTTCCGGGCGGGCAGATTGTCGTTTATTGTGGTCCAAATCTTAACCTCATTCGCACCATTGCAACGGCTGCTGATGGCAACTTGATTGTAACGCCTGGTTCGTTTAAATAATGCCGCAAATTCCCTTGCTCTCGGGCATCTACGCCAGCTCTTCACCGGAATTGCGCACTAGCTATCCGGTGAACTTTGTCGCTGTGCCCAAAGAGAACGGGGTTAGCCAAGGGTTCCTAAGGCCCGCTGATGGCTTGACGGAATGGGTGGCAACATCTGCCATATGCCGAGGTTTGATTGTCTGGGATGGCGTCCTGTATGCGGTGCTAGGCTCTAGCCTGTACGCGGTGTCAAGCGATGGCTCGCAAACGCTTATAGGCAGCGTTGGCACTGATGGCGCTCCGGTGTCTTTGGATTATGGCTTTGATGATCTAGCCGTTGCCAGCAATGGCGACTTGTTCGTTTACAACCCAACCGATGGCCTGAGGCAAAACATCGATCCCGATCTAGGCTTAGTTAACGATGTGCTATGGGTTGATGGGTATTTCATGACCACGGACGGCGTGTCATTAGTGGTGACGGAATTAGGCGACCCATTAAGCGTTAACCCTCTCAAGTACGGTTCTTCCGAAGCTGATCCAGATCCGGTCATTGCCATCCTGAAGCTACGCAATGAAGTGGCTGCGCTTAACCTGCATACAATCGAGTTTTTCGACAACATCGGCGGCGATCTATTCCCGTTCCAACGTATCGAAGGCGCGCAGATTGAAAAGGGCTGCATAGGCAAGGATGCCTGTTGCGTCTACATGGATGCAATCGCGTTCTTGGGTAATGGCTTTAACGAGCAACCATCGATCTATATCGGCGCGAACGGCAACGCGGCTAAGATTAGCACGCATGAGATTGATACGCTGTTAGAGGCATACACGACCGACGACCTTTCCCAAGCCATCCTTGAGGCGCGCAATGAAGGCTCGCACCAATTCCTATATCTACACCTGCCAGATCGCACATTGCTTTATGATGGTGGTGCATCACAGGACTTGCAGACACCTATATGGACGGTGCTAACAACTGCAATCGATGGCTTTGAGCAGTATCGTGCACGGCATTTCTGCTATGCGTACAACGCTTGGCGCTGTGCTGATCCTTTGGGTAATCGCTTGGGTTATATCCGGCGGGATATTTCAAGCCACTACGGCGCGCAGGTGCGGTGGGAGTTTGGCACAACTATCGTTTACAACGCTGGTGCAGGCGCATTGTTTACGCGGCTGGAATTAGTTGCACTGACAGGCAGTGTGGCACTAGGTGTCGATCCGGTTATCTCGACAAGTTACAGCATCGATGGCCGGTCATGGTCCATCGACCGTACAACATCGCTAGGAGCCATTGGGGCAACATCGAAGCGCATTGTATGGCTACGTCAAGGCAGAATGGCTGACAGGCGCATTCAGCGCTTTAGGGGCACGTCTGATGCCCATGCCGCTTTTGTGCGCTTAGAAGCCACGCTAGAGCCTTTGGCATGGTAAGCCAGATACGCCTCACGCGAAACCAGATTGCGAACTTCGTCGGCAATGATCCGAAAGCCATCAAGCAATTTGAGCAGACGTTTTTAGAAATTAGCAATGTAGTCCTCGATGTGACGACCATCGAAGGGCAGATAACTGAACTAAATGAACGCGATCTTATCGCAGGCGATGGCCTCACGGGCGGCGGCACGCTTGCGGCTGATCGTACTTTCACCGTCGGCGCGGGCACAGGCATTACCGTCGGCGCGGATACGGTTGGATTGGATACCGGAGACGCACGCAACGTAGATCATTCTGCGGTATCGATCACCGCAGGCACTGGCTTAACAGGCGGCGGTGCTATTGACACCAATCGCACGATTAACCTTGCCAATACGGCTGTCACTGCTGCTAGTTACGGTTCCGCAACGTCGGTTCCGTCGTTTACGGTTGACGCACAAGGGCGGCTTACGGCGGCGTCTGGTAATACTATTCCGGTGTTAGAAAGCGGCACTTATACCCCGACGCTAACCAACACAACGAACATTGACGCCAGCACGCCGCACGAATGCCATTATGTCCGTGTTGGCCCAACGGTCCATGTTTTCGGGCGTGTTGATATTGATCCCACAGCCGCAAGTAGCGGCATTGTGTTAGGGGTATCGCTGCCCATCGCGTCAAACTTCACCAGTCAATATGATTGCTCTGGAACGGTGGTGGGGCTTCCTTCGGGTTATACGCAATCCGCAGGCGCAATTCGCGCTGATACAACTAATGACCGCGCCGAGGTTGCGCTCGTAGCGCAGGTCAACACTAACACGACATATATGGTATCGTTCGGTTATCGTATTGTGTGATGGTCCCGTTTATAGTTTACCCATAGGCTTGTTTAACGCCGTAAGCCGTGTTATCATTCCCCCACTGAGTATCCGGCCAGCCAGTAGGCCACCTGAAAAGGGTGCCGGATGCTTCGACTTCATGCCATGATTGACAATTCGGAGGGCTTGTAATGGCCTTCCTGGTCCTTGGCTTGCCACGCTCCCGCACGACATGGCTCTCTAAATTCCTGACTTATGGCGATCACATCTGCGGCCACGAGGAATTGCGGCACATGCGGTCGATCGATGATGTGAAGGCTTGGCTTTCCATGCCGCATATGGGCAGCGCAGAAACGTCCGCAGCGCCGTTTTGGCGGTTGGCAAGCCGTCTAGCGCCTAACGTGCGAATTGTTGTGGTTCGCCGTCCTGTTGCTGATGTGG